TACACCCATACTTCTACCCATGTGTAGTACCACCATTGGATTGGAGTTCACCTTTCAATGGAGGGTACCACACTAAGAGGATTGATCCTATTCCAATGATTAAGACTAGGAACAGAGAGTACCTAGATGAGATGAAGAACCACTCAATGCCACTAGAGTATGGTGCAATCAATGCACTCCAACGTACTAAGTGGGCAGTTAATGAACCTATACTAGAGGTGATGAAGAAGTGTTGGGAAACTGGTGAATCATGGGCTAACTTACCACCACGAGAGGACTATAGGGTACTACCCTGTCCAATACAAGGTAAGAAGAAGGACATGACACAAGAACAGTTGGACATCTTCATCAAGTGGAAGAAGAAAGCAATGACTGTTCATGATATGAATGCAAAGATGACCAGCAAACGTATCCAACTAGTCAGGACACTAGCAATGGCAAGAAAGTTTAGACAGTATAAAGCTATCTACTTTGTGTACCAATGTGACTTCAGAGGTAGGAAGTACACAGTTAATTCCTTTCTCACACCTCAAGGCCCGGACTATGCTAAGTCTTTACTCCATTTCTCTGAAGAATTTCCCATCAACAATGAGGAACAAAGGGATTACTTTGGTGTACATGGAGCAAACTCATTTGGATATGACAAGGTTTCATTCAAGGATAGAGTAGCATGGGCTATAGAAAACACTGATAACATTAAACATTCTGCAAGAGAACCACTTAACTTTAGGTGGTGGACTCAAGCTGATGAGCCTTGGACTTTCTTAGCGTGGTGTATGGAGTGGTCTAAGTTTAATGACAAAGGATATGGATTCATGTCTCGTCTACCCATTTGTTTAGATGGATCAAACAATGGACTCCAACATTTCTCTGCTATGCTCAGAGATACCATAGGTGGTAAGGCTACCAACCTCACACCAGAGAAGGTACCTCAAGACATATACCAGTTGGTTGCAGATGTGGTACTAGAGAAGATACAAGAGGATGCTAAACATGGGGTACCCTACTCTAAAGAGTGGCTATCCTTTGGTATAGATAGGAAGATAACTAAGCGACCTGTTATGGTGGTACCCTATGGGGGTACACGCTTCAGTTGTAGAGCATACGTAGAAGATGCAATAGATGCTAAGATACTAGCTAATCCAACATCGAATCCCTTTGGTGAACATGTGTATGAGGCATCATTGTACGTAGGTAAGCATGTATGGGAAGCAATAGGTGAGGTAGTAATCAAGTCAAGAGAAGCAATGACATGGCTTCAAGACATAGGTAGGAAGATGTCAGAGAAGAACCTTCCTATAATATGGGAGACACCTTCAGGGTTTGTGGTTCAACAGATATATAAGAGCATGAAGCCACGAAGGATAACAACTCACATTGATAATGTGTTAATCAAACCCTCTATACTAGAGGAGACAGAGAACTTGGACAAGCGAAGATCAATCAATGGCGTGTCACCTAACTTTGTGCATAGTATGGATGCAACCGCACTCACACTAACTATTAACAGGTGTATAAAGGAAGGTATAAATAATTTCTCTGTGGTGCATGACTCATATGGAGTACACGCACACTACGTTCCACGTATGGCAGATGCAATACGTGAGTCGTTTGTTGATATGTATTCTAAGACAGATGTACTTACTAACTTTTATGATGAAGTTATAGATGTGATACCAGAACTTGAGGAACCACCTGAACGTGGAGACCTTGATATAATGGGAGTTCTGGACTCCGAGTATTTCTTCTCGTAGAATATGGACATTCTAGGTTCAACACAAACAGTAACACACACGAAAGGAAAATATGGCAGGAAAATATCCAGTCACTCCGAAGGGAGAGTTTCGTTGGCCTCATATTATGGTGGCTGACACAACCTACAAAGCAGAAGGTCAGTTTCATATCAAGGTACTACTGAGTGGTACTGAAGCTGAAGATATGCAGGAGATTGTTGATACAGCACACGCTGATTGGAAGAAGAAGTGTCAACAGAAGTCAGCAAAGAAATGGCAGGAGTACATGCCATACAAGCTGTCACTTGATGATGATGGTATGGAGGAAGGAACTGAGTTCCACTTCAAACTGAAAGCATCAGGTACAAATGGTCGTACTGGACAGACATTCACTCAAAGACCTGTGGTTGTCGGGCCAAAGAACGAACCACTTCCATCCACCATTAAGGTAGGTAATGGGAGCATAGGTAAAGTAGCTTACGAGATTGCACCATATGAGCATGGTACCTCACTTGGTATCCAACTCAGGTTACGAATGGTTCAAGTTCTTAAGCTGGTTGAATACGTTGCAAGTGGTAACGCTGATGATGTGTTCGATGTAGAAGAAGAGTACGAAGTAATCGTTGAAGAAGGTAACAGCCAAACAGAAGAGGGGCAAGCCTTTGAAGATGATGGTGAAGAAAAGTCCGGTGACTTTTAGATCTGGATTGGAGCAACGGATAGCGGACAACTTAGCAAAACGCAAATGCGAATATGAGTATGAGCCAATGTCCGTTGCTTATTTTGTTGAACATAAATATAAACCTGACTTTGTGCTATCCAATGGTATCATAGTTGAAGCGAAAGGATACTTCAGATACAAAGAACAAAGGATGCACAGGTCTATCAAAGAACAACATCCGGAACTAGACATACGATTTGTGTTCTCTAATGTGAACAGTCGTATCCAAGGTTCCAGACTAACATGTGCAAACTGGTGCAAGAAGCATAACTTCCTGTATTCAGAAGAGATTGTACCTCATGAATGGACTAAGGATGTCAAGAAGAAAAGAAACTAACTACATAGTAATCCACTCCACTCTAACAAAACCTAACTCAGACATAAACATTAGGACTGTTGATGAGTGGCATCGTAAGAGAGGACTACTAAAGGTTGGCTATCACTTCTTCATAAGACGTAGTGGTTTAATTGAGGTAGGTCGAGGCCCAAATGACATAGGTGCACACACTAAGGATCATGATTCCGATTCTGTTAGTGTGTGTATGGCAGGTGGGTTGAACACTAGAGGTGTGACAGCACCCGACTATACTGAAGGACAGTTGGAGTCTCTGTTTGTTTTAGTAATGACTCTGAATCAGATGTATCCAGATGCACAAGTGGTGGGTCATAGAGACCTAAGTAAAACAGACTGTCCATCATTTGATGTGAAGGAGTGGTGGACTACAACTAAAAATAAAGGGGAACATGAAGTGGACAGATAAACTTCCAGATGCAGATGAGATGGTAGAGAATTATGAATTTAGTTACTCATCAAGTACTAGATTAACTGCACATAGAGCATTTGAAACACACTCTATACAAGATGTACTAGATAATTTTCTTATCTTCTTACAGTCATCAGGCTTTTCTTATGCAGGTGAGATAACATTAGAGAGTAAAGATGGTACAAAGACATGGACTACCTAGACACACACGAAGAGAGTGAGTTCATACAACATGAGCCGTGCCCTGAGTGTGGGTCACGAGATAACTTAGCACGTTATGATGATGGACATGCCTTTTGTTTTGGTTGTAATTACAGAGAGAAAGCAGGAGGAGAACAGAAAGTAGTAACAAAGAAAGGGGATAAGCATATGGATTTTGTTGAAGGTGAAGTAACAAACCTGAAGGCTCGTGGTATTTCTCTGGACACATGTAGAAAGTGGGACTACTGTATAGGTGAGGTTGCAGGACAACCAGTACAGATTGCCAATTACAAAGATGCAAGTGGACAGAGGGTAGCACAGAAGATTAGGTTCCGTAACAAAGACTTCCATACCAGAGGTGACATAAAGGAAGCTGGTCTATATGGTCAGCACCTATGGTCAGGTAAAGGGAAGAAGGCTATCATTTGTGAAGGTGAGATAGATGCACTATCCGTTTCACAATCTCAAGGTAACAAGTGGCCTGTATACTCTGTCCCAAATGGGTCAGCAGGAGCTTCAAAAGCTATCCGTAAGAGCATAGAACTGTTGACAGGATATGAAGAGGTCATCTTTTGTTTTGATAGTGATGACGCAGGTGTTAAAGCATCGAGGGAATGTGCTCAAGTTTTAC